TAAAGTCAGAACATTGCCAGTTCTTACAATGTTGAGTGCAGTAATGTCAGTTGCAAATGCTTGATCAGTAGTTGGATTAGATGCTGTTCCAATTCCAATAAGTGCATTAGAACCAAGCACCAAATCAATTTCATCGGTATAATGTGATGGTCTCAGTACAGAATTTTTAATGTCAATGCTATTTTTTACGATAGTCTTCTTGACTTGATTTCTTGTTGTAGAGAAATCATCAACAAAAAATCCTGCCTTGAATCTATTCAGACCATT